TAGTTGGTCTCTCCATCTTCTTATATTGAGGATCAGGTAATTTAAAGTACTCATCAATATTAACATATTTATCTAACATACTATCATAGACTTTAAGATAATCCGTGCCGTACTAAGCATCAATTTCTTTAGCTCTATTTCTAGCATATGGCTCCTACATAAGTTCATAAGTCCTGTTTCGCTGATCAATAATCTCCTCAGTAACATTATTAGGTATTTTACTGAATGTACTTTCTTCTCGTAAAGCTTTATCTATAACACTCTACTTATAATTAGGATTTACTTTTGGTATATAGTTCTTAGATTTAGATAATTTCTTAGAACTTTTAAAAACAGCTTCTCCTATATTAGGTACAAACGGAACCAACCCTAATGCAGCTAAACCTGCTCCAGACCAATCCCTATTACTAACAGCATCATATACATCATATGCAGCAACTGCATCACCTACTGGTGTAAAGTTAGCAGCATCCTCTAGGTCTAATAATGGTTTCAAACCTCTAACTAATGGTCCACCTGTAAATCTATCAATTTCATCTGTACCATCCTAATAGTATTCTGCTACTTGCTGTTCAGTATACTTCTTGCCATATCTGTCAGTATAGAGCTTACCTTTATATGGAATTGGTTCTGGTGGAATTTCTCCACCATTCTTTGCATGAAGTATATTATCAGACTTATTATTCTAATTAAGAGCAATATCGTTAAATAAAAACTTTAAGTCTTCATTGTTATAATTATTTAACAAGTTACTATCCTTTCCATTTTCTCGCAGCTCTTCTATTTTATCATCAGTTATAATCTCTAATGGATTAAGATGATTCATATATCTAACTTCCATTAATCTAGAATATATTTCAGATGGATTATCATAATAACTATTACTCTTTTTCCCTTCAATATTTCTCTGTCTGATCAATTGTTCCTAAACATATGCATCACTAGCGTGAGTTCTCTCATGGACTTTTATTTCTGGGGATTGTTTATTATAATAAATAAAACTCGGATCACCAAAATAAGTAGTAGCTTTATTTAGTAATCTGTGATACTTTAAAGCGTCTTCTTTATTAATAGTATTATCACTGTCAACCGACTAATTTATTGACTTTACTATACGATCTATTTGTTCATCATTAGCTGTAACTCTATCAACTTCTGGAATTTTACTAATATTGTTGATTATTCTGTTATATTCTTTTTTCCCTAAATAATTATCTGAACTCAATTGATTTATTAAACTAGTTCCTAATTGTTTTTTATTCTTACCTAATAGGTCAACTCTAGGAGCATACCAGTTTCTGTGAAATTCTGTTTTATTTTTAACCTCTTCACTTACTTCTCCACCATCTGCATATTTGTAGATAGGATTCTCATTACCTTCCCATGTAGTAGTATATGTAGTGCCATCTATAGTCTATGGATAGTAACCTAACTTAGCGTCTTCTTGTAATCCTATCAGAAATGTAGGATGCCAAGGTTTCTTAAGTATTTCACCTGTTTCTGAATCTCTAGTTGGTAAATGATAAGATCTGTCTTCCTCAATGTATTCTGGTTCATAACCAAGTTCATAAGCTCTTTTCAGATTATAACTACTATCATCTTGCAAATTATCTGGTAATGAAGCTTTCCAATCCAAATAGCCTTTACCGGGATTTTGTTCCCGGTAAGACTTTAAGCTCTGCATTCTCTATTTAAATGCTTCTCTGTCCATATTAATACTTACATGTTTCTAAATACATCTTTAATAGCATTACTAAACTCTCTGGATCTGAAGAATGAGCTCTGAGACAAGCTGAGTACTCTCCTTCCATGAATTTATCTCTTAGTAATAGATAGTAAGTTAAAGCGGATCCATCTGTGTTACGAGTACACCACCAGTAACAGTTGTAATCTTTATTTAGATCTTCAGGATAGAGTGTCTGCAGTTCTTCTAATATGTTATTTGCATTCATAATCTTTCAATTATTTCTTTCCACCTTTGCCCTTTTTAGAGCCTGACTTTTTACCTCCACATGCCATAATGTTTCCTCCTATTTAAATATGTTAAATCCTTTTCATTATTATAAGCTTCTTTCTCAAAGCTTATATTTCTATAAGCATTACCTTTCATAAATAATCTTACTAGCCATTCACCAAAGTAAATCAGATAGAAAGGTATATATAGCAATTCTTTCATCTATGCAGTGTGTATACTTTCATGATTAATATCTTTTTCAGACATCTTCATACCTTTACGTACAAAACACAAACCAAATAAATTTATTGCTTTAAATCCTTTAAAAGGTATAATGTTATTATATATTAATTTCATATTACTTCTCTCCTACTACTTTATTCTTCAATGCCGTTTTAGCTTTCAGTTTTTCTCTTTCTAAAGCCGCATCATCTTTCATCTTTTGTAGTTCTTTTTGAGATTGCAACTTCTGTTTCTCTAGAGCTACTTTCTTCTCTTCTATATCTTTCTTCATCTACTACTCTCTTAACTTAGCATTGAATTCGAATTGTTTAGAAGCTTCTTCAGATGCTTGTTTTCTTTCTGCTAATGCTTGAGCTGCAATCTCCATTGGATCTGGAATTCCATTGTTATTCTGATCCATATCTTCTGCACCTCTATATGCATTAAGTTGAGCTACTGTAATCTTAGTTGCATTATTAGAATCTATTTCATATTTCTTAAGATCCATCTCTGCCTCTTTAATCATTAACTCTTCTTCTTTGACTTCATTTTGCATCTGAATCATCTGTTGTTCTCTCTGAGCTTGAGCCTCTTCCATAGCTTGTTGCTGTTCCATGCGTTTCTGCTCAATCTCTTCAAGTTTGTTTCTAATCATAGTAGTATTGTCATTAGTAAAGATTTCTACTACATCGAGTAAACTAGCTCCATTTTGCATAGCAGGTTGAATAAGACTTCTAAGGAACTCAATATTCTGTTGATTCTTAGTAGAGTCATCTACAAATATATCAAAGTCTTCATATGGGAAGTTATCAGATAGTGTTAAGAATGCTCTAGTAGCGTCATCTAATATATACTGCAGATGAGTCTTACTACCGTCTTTCCAAGCCCATTTGGCTGTATTCAGTAGCATATTCAAACACTCTCTCTTTACTTGATTATGTGTCCAGAACCAAGGTTCAGTAATATGAGCCGATTGCTGTACTGATCTTTCTACATTACCTACTAACTCATTAGATGATATTGAACCTTCACGCTGTTTACTTACTCCAGATATTTCAGATAACATAGATTCAATCTTATCCATAAGCATAATATACTGATTAATAGTATTAGCCATAGTAAGATCTAATGCCGTTATTTGATTGAACTGGGATGGTTTACCACCTTCTCTACCCGGTATATCCCATCCTTCTTCATAAGGATTAATAAAGTTAACACCCAGCGCAGATAGGTAATGCATCCATTTAGATACATCAATATTCATTGATTTAGGTATCTAAGTAATATCCATATTTACTACTTTACCTTTATCTCTAGCCATTGCAAGTTCTAGACGATACCAAAGTACAATATACATATACTGTAATGGTTTCATCATACTTACTAAAGATCTTGGTCTACTGTTAGTATTATTATATATTACTCCAGTATAAGGCAATCTTTGTGCATTAGGATTATCAGATGATACATATTGATATTCAACAGGTTCTATGCCTATATAGAGATCTTCTCCAGCTCTATACCCTTCCCATGTTTCAATGATCCATTTCCATTCAACAGATATTTCCATACCTGTTTCTTTGTATGTTTCATCTACTTCATATGTTTCAGGCATACCTGTTTCTGGATCAATTATAGTAACAAATCCAATCTTCTTAAATGACTTCCAACATACATGATATACTTTGATATTATCTCCACTACCATCAAATGGATTAGAACTAAACCCATTAATAGTGTGAGTTTTAATATGTGGATAATCTAATGATGTTTTTCTCACTTCAGGATTGATACCTCCTTTAGCACTATCACTCATCATATCAAGTAACTCATTCAACTGCTTCTCTGTCATTTTATCATACAGTCTATCATACAGTTCAGTTACTGACATATTCATTTCATAGCAACACCATTGTGCTTCATGAATAAACTCTAAATCTGATGTTTCAGTGTCATAATCAAAGTAAATAGGATTGATACGTTCTAGACACGGTTCTCCATTTACTATACCTATGTAGTATATTTCTTCCCCACCTACTAATGCATCTTTCCAACCTTTAAAAAACTCATGATTAATGTTGAGTTTATTCTTTAAGTACATAAGACTATGATATGCAGTAATCTCTGCAATATCCTTATAGTCTTTACTCATGTATTTCTGTATCTGTTCTGGTGGCATAATTTCACCAGATTGCAAAGCTTCTTGGTATCTAGCCTATTCTTCAGGTCCTAGTTTACTCA